TTTTTGCAGTGGTTTCTACTGTTACCGGAAGTCTTTTTTCAAGAACGCGTCCTGCAACAATTACGGAAATCGGTCGTTTTGTATCGTCCGTCATATCAACATCTTCAAACACAATACCTTTAGCACCAGTTGCGTTTGTCGGATATACAGAACCTGCTTTGATAATCTTCTTGGTTCCAACGGTTTCAGCATTTGTCTGTTCTGCTGTATAGGTTTTAAGTACAAGTCCTACCTCGGATTCGAGGATGTTAGGTGTGGATTCGTACTGCTCTGTTTTCATAAAAGCCATAATCTAAATCTCCTTTACTTAAATATTTACTGGGGCATTATCATCTGCCGGTTTATTTTCTGGACACATTTTTGCTGAGTACGCTTTTGCGTATTCAGATGCTTCGCTTTTCTTTTCTGGTTCTCCACCAGATTTACCGCAACCGGGATTAGGTGTATTTTCAAGTGCTTCTTTCTCCCAAGCTGCTTTTGCGGTATCAAGAGCGTTTTTATTTTCTACGGAAATTCCATCGACAAATGTCTGGGCTTCTTTAAGAGCATCCTCCGCATTCATATTTGAAAATGCTTTGATTGCTCCCGCATAGGCATCTCCTTTCATTCCTGCGTTTGCAAAAATAGAAGTAATTTTGCCTGTCAGAGCTTCTTTCTGGGAAATTGCAAGTGCAGATTCAAGGTCAGAAATTCTTTTTTCGTTTGCAGCTTTTTCTTTCTGACGTTCCAGTTCTGCTTTCTCAGCTTCAGTCATGTTCTGTTTTTTTAATTCTTCCAGTTCTTTTTCCAATGCTTCTGCTTTATCAGCCTGTTCTTTTACTTTCTGGGCTTTTGCTTTCTCTTTAGCCACATCAGAATTTGACTGATTCAGAAAAGAAGTAATCTGGTCATCGGTTGCATCTGGAAAAATCTTCTTTACATCTTCTCTTGTCATTGAAATCTCCTGTCACCAATACGCTTTTTTACGCTGTTCGCTCAGCTCAAGGTGTCTCCCATGTTCACGCTGTCGGGTTGCATGTTTTTAATAAAAAAGAGACGATTTTACTCGTCTCTAAATTAACTGTATTGAATTGAGCACCGGCAATTCACAATCTCGTCTGCCGAAGCTCCTAATGAGGTATCTTTTGGAAATTGTAGCAAGCTATCTCCAACTGAGAACGGTTCGCCAATCGGGAGCGTGGTTCCTCCAACTTCGAGGTGCGTCTTTCGTTCTCTTTTGTCTCCTACGTCAATCCATTTCTTTTTTGTCTTTCCTGATTTCACAGCTTTTGAATACTGTCTGTAATTCAGTATCGAATTAGCTTCGCATTCTGAAATAAACATTGCCCGGTCATTTGACAGGTAATAAGCATCAGTAATGCTTTTATCTTCAGAAGAAAGTCTTTCGAATGTTATATCAATAATTTGCTTTGTTATATCAGTAGCATATTGCTTGATATATGTATCTATAAACATATACGAAGCAATTACATCCAGATATTTGTCATAAAATTGAGTTTGGATGTATTCTCGTTTTGTTTCTCCACTTTCTATGGTTGTTTCTATCAGTGCCAAAATATAAAGGACAACTTCTTCCATTTGTTCGGAAAAAGCTATCCTTTCTTGCTTTTCTTTGTCTGATATTGACATTTTACTGAAATATTCTTTATACGGTTCACTTCTGTGATTGTTGGGTCTGATATTTAATTCATCGTATGATGAAACGTTCATTCTGCAATCACGTCCTTATTAAAATTAAAGCCATTCAGCAAATCTTGCGCTTTTTGCAGTTCTGAGTCCGGGTCTGCCAATTCCGGGTAAATGGTTCCAAGATATGGTAAACTCATTTCATATACTTTTTGCGGATCACTAAATAATCCGCAAGTAATCAACGCAATAAGCGGATGAATTTTATTTTTAAACAGATAATCAAGTGCTTGCGCTTTAACAAGCATATTATCAGTCGGGTTTCTGGTGATTTTTACATCGAAATCTCTGGTTGAAATATTTACATCCATTGATGTTTTTCGAATGATATTCAAAATGATTCTGGCAGATGCCTTTTCGGATTCTTTTGTGAATGCTTCTACTAGCTTTGCATCGCGTTCAGCGAAATCCCAACCATTCCTTAGATATACTGCATTGCCTGTATCTCCACCGGTATTGCTTTGTCGGTTTGGCATTGCTTCGACAATCAGCATATTATTGTAAATGTCGTCTTTTGCAACCTGGCTCTCTGACTGGTTTAGTTCGGCGGTCATTAAATCAACGTCTGATTGTGTTCCGTTTCCAACATCTTTTACCGATACCGCACCTAGTTTAACCATCTTTACGAACTCTGCTTCATCAATCTCACAGTTTTTAAATTTCATCAGGGCTTGCACGAACTGTTCAACCCCATTCAGTCTGTCAGATTGATATTTGTTGATTGCGTCGTACATTGTAATCGCAATTTCAATGTCGGAAAGTCTGTCGTGATTATTCGGATATTCAATGATAGGAATACCACCAAAACCATTGATTCCAGATTCTGTTACCGCTCCATTTTGAATTTTGAAATACTGTCTGGAAGAATAACACTGGTAATACTGCTGATTGTCCTCGTCTTTTAAAATCTGGACGGAAAGCACTGGTTTGCCAGTAACGCTTGAATAAACAATATATACATCCTGCGGTGATGGGATAAATATTCTAAAAGGCAGTAAGTCTCCATCCTTTGTCCATTCATCCTCTCTCAGGATTGCTTTATATGCAGTTCCTACTGCACTCTGGTATATCCCCAGCTGAATGTTTCTGGCATCTGCGTTGGCTTCATCCAGATAATCATTGAGCCGGTCAACTTGTTCATTTATTTTTTCACTCGCTTTTTTCTTTTTGCAGACATACTGAATAGGTTCTCCATATATCTGTCCGGCCTTGAATTTTACTGTTTCAAGAGCATGATTTTCGACAACTTTGTTATTAACCTCAGGCCGAACAAGTTTCTCACGATATAGAATCGGCTGGTCGCCTTTGTAATATCTGTATAGATAATCTATCAAGGTTCTGTTCCTGTTGTGGATTCCAATTGTATCAGAAAGAACCTGTGCCACATTCTGGGGAGTAATCTGGTCTACGCCAGTATAGGCAATCTTTCTGCCAAACTCTCCTTGGCATAGGTCAACAAAGTTTATTTTGTTTCTCCCCACTGCCTATCCTCCTATTTTTCTGCATGAAAAAAGCACTGAGTTTCCCCAGTGCTACATTATTACATTTTATATTATACAACGTTTTTAAGTATGTTTCAGTATGGAGTTAAGATTCGAACCCTTTTATTTTTTTCACCGCTGCTATTGCGGACAAATGAAGTTCTTTAGTCCTCTGATATGAATAACCTACTTCATCGGCAATTACATCAAGTGACTTTCCTTCTGCATATCTTTTAAAAAGAATATCATAAAAAACAGAGTTAGTCACGGAATCAATTGTTTTAGTAACTTCAATGCGAACTTCCAGACACTTATTTGTAGTTTCGATAATATCATTTTTTAAATCTACGATTTTAGCTACTGTTTCTCCAATTTTGTCGCATGG